CAGCTGCGCCCTTGTGTTGGAAAGCTCAGTCTGCAGCTTGGAAATCTCGGCCCGAAGCTCCGCCACCTGCGGCGACTTGGCCTCTTCCGGCGCAGGTCCGCTGCTTCCGGCGTCCTGCATCATGCGCAGCATTTGCTTGGTCGCAAATACCTCGTTGGTGAGCTGACCATTTCTCATTGTTAAGTTCGTCAATTCACTCCAGATTTGCAGGTCGCTGTCGCTGACTGCGGGTATGTCTTTCAGTTCGGGCATCATTTCTTCTCCTGTTAAAAACTCAAAGCTGTTCCGTCGCGTCGAGCGCCGTGGCGATCTCTTCGCTGGCGTCTTTCACCGCCGCTTCGCGCGCCGGATTGGTGTCGGGCAGCGCCAGCGCGCGGGCGAGAAGCCGGGAGGCAAAGGCCGTCTCGGCATCCCGCTCAGCTCCGCTCAGGCCCATAGCCTTCTGCGCCTGCGCTGCCGCTTCGGCCATCGCGGCGATCTTTGCGGCATTGCCCGTTTTAGGCAAGGCGAGTGCCGTCGCCATTTGCGCCTGCGCTAAATCCATGAAGTCCATCAGGTAACCTCGTATTCGAAATCAATTTGAATTTCGTTTGTTGTAGCATTTATTCCGGTCGCTGGCAAAGCAACACCGACGCGCGGATCTGAAGCCGCGTTAGGCTGGAATAGTTCAAAGACATTTGATGTCGCCGCGATTCTGTAAAACGCCGGGTTGATAGCCGCCGAACTCCAAGTCTTGACATAGCTAGGGCGGCCCCATGTGGTCACGCCCGCTTTTGACACAGGCGGGGCAGTGCCGCCGCCCGATTGGATTGACATATTTCCAGTGCCCGCCGCCGCCGCTGACGTGGTGATAAAGATGCGCCCCCGGCAAATGCGCTTCGTCCCCATGTCAATGACGCGCCAACTGCCGGTGTTCTCCGTATAGGTCACGGTCGGGTCGGTAGTGGAACCCTTTAACACGGGCGTAAACGTGCCGGACGATGCCACAAACTGCACCGACCGCGCGCCGCCTAGTTGTATTTTGGTAAGCGTTGCGGAACCTAGGACAATCTGGTCCGAGTCGGTAGTTTGTGCATTGTAGCCTATGGCAGCCGACCGCGCATGGTTCGCATTGACGCGGGCGAGCGCACCGACCGCAACGCCGTATTGCCCCGCCAAGCCGCCGAACGCGCCCCGGCCTAGAATAACTTGGTCATTCGCCCATGTTTCCGCCGCCCAACCGCCGATCATGGAATTGTCAGACCGGATAACAAGCGCCTTGCCTATCGAGGAAGTGTTGACGATTGAATAGTAAGGCGTGAACGAACACTGCCCCGCAGGGTCGCACCGCAGCCAGTATGTTGCCCAATCCGCGCCCGTGCCCGGCGCATTTGTTGCGGATGCTACATGCGGGAGAAGGCAGAAATAGGTTGCCCCGCCGTTTGTGACAACGGAGGTCGGGGCGCCCGCAACCGTTGCGCCCGCAGGCCAGCGCAGGGAATAAGAGGAACCCAAAGTCCAGACTGTCGGGGCAGTGGAGTTAGGCGGGTTTTTGTCGCTTGAAGATGAGCCAAACCATGCCCAAAGTGACGTGCGCTTGCCCGCTTCTTGGCCGTAAACCTCTCCCCATGTGTAAAGCCATTCAAGACCGGCCTCTAGCGTGCAACGGGCGACGAATGCCTTGCCGTCTAGTTCATCGTTTACCGGCTCAGGCGCGCGAATAAGGCCCGTTCCGCCTGTCGGCTCATAAGTCAGCGCTTTGTTGCCGCCGCCCGCGATGCCCCACGATGCCAATGTCCCTGCGGGCAACTGAATGCGTGAGTTAGGGACGTCAAAGTTTGTGCCCGGAACGATTACCGTCTTGGCCGTATCAAGCCCGCCCATATCCGGCAGGTCGCCAATATGCGCAACGCCGGAAGTGTTGACCTTGTGGCCCGCCCGGTTGCCGAAAAGGATTGAACCCGTATGGACGCCGTATGCCCCGGCTTCCCAACCGCCGACCGTTGTGTGTGTCGCCACGGCGTAAGCCAAAGCGCGTTGCCCGCTGCCGCCGCAATAATCGAGCGTGGCGAAAATGCCGAACTGGTCGCCTATGCCGCTATTGCGGATGCCGAAAAGCGAACGCCCGGCATTGTTGCCCATCAAAGTGTTGAAAATGCCGCGCGCGCCCCACATGGCGAAGCGGCCGACCGTCGTGTCATTGAACAGTGTCGCGCCGAGCATTGCCTGCTGGCCTACGGCGGTAAGCGCGGAGCCTAGCGAAAGCCGCCCCGCCCTTTCCCCCACCATCGTGAACCAAGGGCCAGGAAGGAAAGGCAAGCCCGCATAACGCACGGGGTCCGCTTCGCCCGCGCCCGCCCCGACCGGGATTTTAGTTGCCGTGCTGTCCGCGTAAAGCGTGTCGGAACATGCAAGGTGGCCCAGCCCGGTTGAACGCCCGCCGCCCGTCGGCTTGCACGCGCCCCAGCCTAGGCCGAAGTTCTGGTAAATGTCCGCAGGGTTCTGTTGCAGGAAGGGGACCGTTGTAACCTTGGCCCAATAATCCGGCAGCGGGTTGGCATGGGCGGGCGAAACCTTGTCGTTACCGATGCCGCCCTTTGTCCAGATATAAAGCCCCTCTGTCTGGGTCATATCTTGCTGCGGCTCTTTTTGCGCCGTCAACACATCATCCCGCAACGGGTTATATGTGTTCGTCGTGCCGTCGAGATACATCATCGCGCCGAGAACCATCGCTCCGCCAATAGCGGGGTTGGTTACCGCGCCGCGAAAAATGCTCAGGGTCGTCAGCAAATTCCGGTTCGTGACTTGGACAAGGCGGTCCACGCCGTCAACCGTTTTGACGCCTAGAAACTTGTCAAGCGCGCTCGACTCTTCAACCGTCGTGATTTTTACAGGTTCGGCCATTTAGAAAAAAACTCCTGCAAAAGTTTCACTGGAAATGTGCTTGCGATCATTCATAAGCCTGCACCGCCATTTCAACAGGGTAAGCCGAATGGGCCATGATATACGTCGTTCCCCCTACCGCGACCGTTTCCGTTGTGCTGTCATAGACATTGCCGTCCGCGCCTGAGCTGATTGTGCGGCCCGCCGCCAGAAAATCCAGCCCGTAACGCAGCACCGGGTTAGCCGCCAAGGCGCGGTTAACCGTCATGGTGATTGTTGTGTCGACCAAGCCCGTCGCGGGGTTAAGCACGCCCGCCGAACAAGCCAAGGCCGAAAGGGTTAGCGTCCCCGTGCCGTCGACAACCTTAAAGCCGAAGTCCGTTGTTGCCGCCGTTGCGCCCAAATCGGAAGCCGGAATTGCCGTGTTAAACGTGCACGCCGTCGGGCCTGAAATGATAGCCGTGACGGTGGTTCCGTTAAATGTCGCGGAACGCCAGTAAAGCCGGTCTGGGACAAGTTTTCCCGCCGCAAGCTGATGCAGTGCACGTGCTGCGTAGTGGCCTTTGAGCCGTTGTCCGTTGTTTGAATAGTGAAACCCATTTGCGCGCGGCAGCCGGTAGCCGGATAGGTAAAAATGGCAATCCGGTGTCTGCGCACACTTTTCAATGATTGCATCTGTAGGCCCATGGCCCACCGCCACACCGTAAGGCGAGACGGAAAACAGCCAAACAGGCGGTCGCGCCTGTCCTGTGGTCACTTTCGCCGCTCGTGTGGCCTCCGTTACGATTGAGTCAATCATGCGGCGATAATTGGCTTTTGGCTGATCGACCAAAGCATCAGTTTCGCCGTGGTCCATCACGATTGCCGAGAAGGCGTAGGACTTGGAGACGCCAGTCGCATACGCTTTGCCGCGCGTTATGTGGTAGACGAGATTTCCATACCAGACCGCGTGCGGAAGTATTGAAGCCGCAGCCGCGCCGGAGCGTCCCGCCGCGCTCATGAAAAATGTCCGCTGCCCTGCGCCGTTCGCGGCGTAACGGTTATAGCCCACTGCAAAGCCGGAGCATGATGTTTCGCCGTGAGGCGTTGCGCCAAACGGCACGCTGTCATCTTCCGCAAGCGCCTTGAACGCCAGATCATCTGCCAGCGTGCCGCCAGTCATACCGGGTTTTGTCGCCTTCGGACCCACATTAAACGTGATGTGCCGTGCCGATGCGGTCAGTGATATTGCCGGGGTAGCGTCCGCACCAACCGAATTCGACTGGCCGTAAAACGCAACATGATTGACATCTGCGAAAACCGGCGCGGGAGGCGTTGTTTTCGCACGGGCTTTGTATTTGAGGCGGATATTCAAATCCTGATTGGTCGAACCCGCTGTTACAGTTCCCGTTTCCTTGCCCGCAGGAAGCGTGAAAAAACCACCGCCCGAAGGCGTCCGCGCCGTGAACGTCAAAACGCCAATCCCATAATATCCGGGGCGCTGGCCTTTCTTGACAGGAACCGGCAGGAAATCGCCGTTTGTAACCGAATAGGTTTTCAGACCATCCGATGTTGGATTGAAAGACAATACCTCCGAAGTTTGCGTCACGCTGCCGCCCGCTGCCAACGGCAGGCCGCTATTGTCGTATATCTTAACCGCTAGCCTCCCTGCCGCCAAAGCGTAAAACTGAACCTCTGTAATCCATCCATCATCAGTAAAGGCCACGCCTGTCATGAAGTTAATAGTGGCGGAAACAACCGTTCCCAAAACCGGAACATCAACGCCGATGGTTACTTCTTCCTCGGCCTCGCCTAGGCGCTGCGCATAGGTCGCGTCATATGCATCGGAATCAACAAACTTACCCACCTTGGCCGTGAAGCTGATTTGCAGCCGATTATTCGTCGTCGGCGTGCTATCGGTAAACCCGGTTGCGGTAAAGTCGCCCGCAGCTGAATTGACGTAACCTAGGCCGTCCGCTTGCGCGCCTGACGTGAGTTGCACAAGCGTTGCGCCATAATAGCCAATATATTCGCCCGAATTGACCGTGATCGCCGCCATGGTCGACGCCGCAACGGAAAAGGAATTTAAACCCCCGACGGCGGTTAGCGTGGTGACCGCCCCTACCGGTGTCCAAGTATCCCCGACACGGGTTGAACGGAATATCTTGACCGGCCCCGCGCCCGAACTGTAGAACTTTACCGCGTCAATGACGCCGCTGCCTTGGAACGGGTCTAGCTTTATGTAAGTGACGGAAGCGCCGTTAGTCCCGGCAACCGGCGTCAATGTGGCGGGCAAGCCGATAATCTGCGTCTTTTCCACAAGGCGCGCATTGAGGGGCAAGGCCAATGAATTCGCCGCCGCAACGGCTGTAACCGCCGCCGCTTGCGCATTTGCCGCCGCCGTGTTTATCGCCGCAACGTCCGCAGGGTCAAATATCTCAATTGCCGGGACTTGGACAACACGGTCTTCGCCCGCGACCGTCTTTACGCCGAGGATACGGCTCAAGTCATTAGATTGTTCAACGGTAGTGATTTTCACAGGTTCGGGCATTCTAGATAATCACTCCTGTGAAAGGCCCGGCTAGCTGGCCGGGCGTGCCGTCATTAAAAGGCCGATACCACCATTCATGTGAGCCTTGTGGTAAACAAATACCCGTCTCTTGATATACTATAACCTCATCGACCGCGCCTGCAAAAGTTGCGTCCGCGAGCGCGCCAGCGCCGGTTAACCCGGCAAGCCCCGCAAGCGTCTGGTAATAAGTGCCGTTCGCCGTTCTAAGCGTCCCTAGCACATTCGTTGAGCCTTTTAAACCGAGTTGCACGCCGCCCGCCGTGCTGTCTTTTACCACAAGGCGCGTGCGGTAATTCACGACCGGCAGCGTCAGGTTTTGGTAAACCCATGAGGCGGCGGCGGGCGTGCGCGTAGCCTTGTCGACATTGAATACCCAGCCAGCGTCAAACGTCCAATTCGCGGCGGAATCAAAGTTCGGGTTAGCGATTAGGTTGACCCGCGAGCTGTCGCCGTCGCCTAGTGTAAACGTGGTCCCCGGCGTGACGGAGAAGGAATACTTCAAGTCCGCCGCATTGAACACGTTGCCCGTGCCCGCCTTGCGGTAAATGCGGATTTCGTCGGTGTTCGTGCCGATGCCCGCAGAGATATAGGCCCATCCCAAAGAGGGCGAAACGGACGGGGCAATGAGCGCGGAAGGCGTTGCGGCATTCCTTGCACCGATCACAACATGACGCGTGGCAGTGTAAGGCCCCGGCGTGCCGTAAATGGAAATTGAACGCACGCGAAATTCAACGTCATTTCCTAGGGCATAGGTCGTCAGCAATAGGCCCTCTTGCGCGGCAGGCGTGCCCGTGGTTGTCCAAGTGCCCGCGCCAACAAGCCTATGGTCAAATTCAAACGCCCCGACTTCAACGCTTGAACCCGGCCCCGGCGATACTTTGATGAACAGCCCGTTAGTTGCGGTCGTATCGTTGCCGCTAAGGATCGCCCGGAAAATGGGCGCGGGCGGGGCGGTCGATAGTGCGCCGATTTCGGAGCCGTAACGGTTGACCCAAAGGGGCGGGACAACCGCATCCGTCAAAGCGTCAATCTCGCTGCTTTCCGCAATGAGCGTCAAGTGCGAGGCCATATCTTCCGCAGGTTCAACCCGATTGACGATAAGCTTCATGCTTTCCGTTGCGGTCGGCCCGATATGCACAATGTCGCCAAACGCGGGCTTGTCCGCGCCGTTCATGAGAAAGATATTCCCCCCATTAGGGAATGTGACGATAGGGGCCAGAATGCTTATGCCTATGCCCTTCCCGTCGACTTCGACAATTTTGATGAACCGGCACGAATACGCCGTGTTGGCTTTCGGCGTGAAATCTTCATCAACCTCCACCCGGTTATCAACAACGGCAACCACGCGGGCGGTGACTTGCGTTTCCTCCATCACGTCAAAAGACCCCATGACAAGATCGCCGCGCGTAGCGACCCTAACCGCGCCGTCTTGAATGGCGGTCCAACTATCGGTCCTGTGCTGTAGCTCATACCAACGCCGGGAAGCCGCAATCCAAGCCTGCCCCGCATCCGTCACGCCGGGAACCTCCATACGTTCGGTTTTTGTGATCGGGCCGACATAGCCGGGCTTAGGGACGATCCGTTCGGCGGAAGCATATTTGTTCGCCGCGTCAATGAACGGGACACGAAAGGCGTGCGGCTCCTTGAAATAGGTCCGCTGCCAATTGAAGTTGCGGCTATTGCGCGGGTTGATATGGTCGACAATGAGCGTTTGCGGGCGGTCTATAACCACGCCCCATTTCACGCCGTCATGGCGCGGCGATGCACGCCCGGATGCCGCAATAGCCATCAAACTGTCTTGCCAATCCGCCTCGAAATCATACACCCGGTTGTGCATCAAATTCTTGGTGCGGCAGAAATCATGGAATTCCTGAAACTGCAAAAAATCAATCTGCGCATCGGTAACAGGATACCGCGCGGCGGGGCCTTGTAAGGCCCAAAGCAAAAGCGATGCGGGGTTTTCGGTCGCCCGGACTATCCATGTCTGTGTGGCAAAATCCCAATCCTTGCAAACCCGCTTCACAAGGAAATTGATGTTTTCCAAGTTGCCATTGAGCTGGTGTGTGGCCTTGATGCGGACAGAAACAAAAGCAAGGTTTTTCGTGGTGTTGAACGGATATTCCGGGCGGAAGCTTTGTGTTGCCGCCCATATTGTCCGGTCGGCCACGTTCGTGTCATCGTTGACCTCCGATGTCTGCTTTTCGATTTGCAGTTCATACGTGCCGCGCGCCGGAAAGTTGAAATGGATCAGCTTGTAAAACGCCTCTTGCGTCTTTTCCGTAAAAGTCACAGTGTCGATGCTTACCCAAGGCCCAACGCCGTTCAAACGGTATTTTGCGGTGAACTGCGAATAATAGAACTTTTTCTTGGCCTTGTTGGTTACCCAAATAAGCCCGGCAGGCCAATAGACCATGACCGCAGCCGCAGTGCAGTCAGCCGCAGTAAAACGGGTTATTGGCTTGGACTCCCATGCTTCCGGTTCAATGATGTCGCCAAAGTCGTCGCGGATGACCGGGCGTTCAAGCAAAGCGCCCTCAGCTTCCTCAATCACGATGCGCCGGTAAAGGTCCAACGGCGCATCGCCGGGCAGCCCTAGCCTGATTTCGTGCTGGATTTCGTCATAGTTTGTGAAAGGGTTTTCCCCTAGGCGCAAATCGCTGATTTCAACCGGCCCGTAACCCGCACAAACAACCGCATGGATATATTGAAATTTGCCGACGATTTCCGTCCATGACCGCGCGGCGAAAGGCGGCGCGAAACGGTGCGTTCCCATGACGCAAGGAATAACGCCGTCCGGCGAATACTGGTTGCGAAAGCCGGAAATGGCAAAGTTCGGCTTTTCCTTGTTTTTGTTCGGGTCTTCCGGCGGTATCAATGCGTTAATCGCCAACGCGCCCAAAGCACTGAATGCCGCAGTCGCAATGGAGCCGATCAAACCGCCGAACAAAGGCGCAATCCAAAACTGGCCGAGAGCGGTAGCAACTACGGTCACAAGCAATTGCAAAATGGACCGCATCGCATCCTTGCCGGGATAGAGGCCGATGACAATATGCGTGCCCGGTCTAGGCTTGACCAAATGCCAATGCTCGCGCGCAATCGGCATTTGGCCTTGGTCATTGACGATGCAAACCCGCATCAAGTTCAAAGCGGCTTCGCTTGCCACGGGGAAGGCCATGTGGACAATCTGCGCAAGGTTATAGCCTATGGGCGCAGAAAGGCGCTGCCGTTCCGGCTCATGCTCGATGAAATGCGATGTGGTGACCGCGAGGGATTGGGTTAAGGCTTCCAACGATAGAACCCCCGCAAGCGCCTTGCCCAAAGGGGTGTTGAATAATCCTCAATCTTGGCGCAATCCCCGCGCGCCATGTGCAGAAACTTTGTCCCCTGCACATGCACGCCCGCGTGGCTTTCATTCCGGCCTAGCGCGAACAAAACCACGTCGCCCTCGCCCGGCGTTTCAACCTTCTCCCAACGCGGCTTTTCGCCTTGGATGATTGCGTCGACCTCGGCGCTTTCATCCGCGCTGAAATACTGGTCCGCATAGGACGGCACGTAGTTGCCGAAATGCGCTTGCACCAGCCGCACAAGGCCCCAACAATCCGCCCCCTCCGGCGAGCGGCCTTTGTCGGCATAGGGTATCCCGATATAGGCGTTTGACCAACTCATCTGTAAAGCCCCGGAAATTCAATGCGGTTGAATCGCCCGACAGGCCAAGGCTCACTTGAAATAGGCTCGCGCGAAAACGTCAAGTTGATCTCGTTCACGCCTTCCGCCGAAATAAGCTTCATTTCGTGCCACTCCTGTTCGGGGCTGTCCGGGTCTTCCGCGCTCACGATAGCTAGTTTCATGTCCGCATGGCCGGTGAAAGACCGTAGCAACTTAATGACGCGGCGCGATGTGTTTTCAATGATGATCGACGCCCCGGCAGGTGCATCGTCTTGTTCGCCGGGGAGAACGGCTGAAAGCGCAACGAAATAGAACTTCTCGCCCAAAGGGTCCGCCCTGGTGAGAGGCGCTTGCCATTTCGACCGCGTGCCACGCAACGGAACGGCGGGCGGCAGAATTTCCAGAATGTCCGCGTTATCCCCGGAAATCCGCAACACTTCCGGCATATCCGGGTGCGTGATGACCATAAGCATGATCTTCACGTCATCATCAAAGATTGCGTCCTGCCCGCGCCTTGTGTTTAGGGAAACCCGCCTCATACCGGCAACTTCTCCACCGAAAATGAAATAGTGTAACCGTCGCCCTTGGGTTGCCTATCGGGCAACCTATCGCCAATCATCAACAATTGCGGGGCTGCGGAAAGGAAGGGCCTGTCTAAGTGGTCCGTTAAAATGCGCCCGGTTTGGTCGGTTAGGGGCAGCGCATCCCGAACCGGATCATTCATCCAGAACGGCACATAACCTTCATTGATTGTGACAAGATAAAACCGTTCGAAAACCATACTTTCGGAAACTGTCCAAAAAAACGAATATGAACGAAGGTCTTCAACAGCGGAAAACTTGCGATTGGTGCGCCTCATGCCGTATTCCGGCCTTGTGCGCCGCCGCCCGTCGCCAAAAGTATCATTGAACCCCGAATGCACGGGCCTGCCCAATTCAGCGGGGAACCAAGGGTAGCTCATGCCTGTCTAACCCTTCCTTTAAGGCCAAAATCGCGGCTGAGGGACTTTCTTGCGGACGAACCGTGACGGGACATCGCGCCAGCAACAGCATCCTCAAGAACATAAACGGTGCGCCTGCCCCCGTTGCCATCGTCTTCCTCACGCTTGTCAACTTCACGCTGCGGCGTGCCGTTGTTGATGAATGTAATGTTAGAACTTAACGGGTTGCCACGCCCGCCGCTGCCGCCCGTATAGCCGCCGTTGGCAAAGCCGTTCCCGTTCGCCGCCCGGTGCAGCCGTTCAAGGTTGCCGACGCCGATCCGGTTTGTGGCCTCTTTGTTGAAAACGTATTCGTCACGGTGCACCGCCCCGGCTACGTCATATTTGCCGCCCGGCCCTGTCCAGCCGCCAACACTCCAAAGCCCCGCCCCGCCCGGCGCAGCACCTACGCCGCCCCATGTCGGCGCAGCGGGGAAGCCCCCAC